TCGACGACCACAGATGCCAGCGTCGGTGCGCTCGAGAGTGTGCTGGCCTGCACATGGTAGAGGATGTCGCCCAGCTGCAGACCACCAGACGACTCTGCGACATCCTGCAGTGTGACCTCTGCGCGCAGCACAGAGACGACGTCATCATCCGATGTAATCGTGACTGTGCCTGCAGCATCCGAGACAGCGCGGCCGGTCGGAGTCGATACCGTGATGGTCAGAGGCGAGACGTCGCCATCACCCACCAGGCCTGCGATGTCAGCATCAATGGCTGCTCGCAGGATCGGAGAGATCAGATCGGCGCCTCGCTGGTTCATCAGGTGATACCACCCATGAAGCCGAACCATGCAACGCCATCGCAGACACACAGACCACTCTGATTCTGGTCGAGGGTGATGATGGTGCTGCCTCCATCATCCTTGACCGTGATGGCCTCTGCTGCGTCGGCTGTATTGCAGATCACCAGCTGACCGATAAAGTCGGCCTCGGCTGGCAGGGTCAGATTCTGAGCACCGCCAGCAGGGTCGACCAGGACGATGTTCCCGGTCAGCTGGGTCTGTGCCGCGCCAGCTGCACCGACGACCAGAGCGTGCGCTGCGTTGCCCATGTCGACGCTCTGTACAGTCGAAAAATAGACGCCCTGACCGTTAATGCGGTGCAGGTTGTTTGGTCCGGTCGTGAATGTGTCACCGATGGCCACTGGTCACCTCAGAGAATGATGGGCTCGTCGAAGCCATAGTCCATCGGCAATAGATCCGGCATAACTACGGCGAAAGATGGCAGATCGCCCCCGTAGACGGTCAGCGCTGCTTTGATCGCCTCGATCTGCGCTGTGTCGTCGAGCGACAGCCCTTGCATGGAAAATGATTTGGCGCGTCTGCCCTTGTCGACGAGCAGGACGCGCAGACACGCAATCGTGGCACCATCGACACTGCCCTCTACCGAGAGCATCTGGTCGATCTCTGCATCTTCAAACACATACGCCGTCGACGATGTGTCGCTGAGATTGAACCTGACGCGCCCTCGGTCAGTGGTGATGTCATAGGTGAAAGCCACGATAACCTCGATCAGCTGTCGGCTTTGTTCGCTGCGTAGTGGTAGCGCCAGTTGGTAACGGTCGCTCCAAACTGGTATTCCGCGATGATGCTGATGTCGCCGTTCATGTGCTGATACTGGCGCAGCGTCGGAGCACCTGAGTCGTAACAGCGCAGGCCTCGACCTGCCTGAATGACCCAGAATGCGCTCGACGATGCAGCATCGGTCAGCGCTCGCCAGCTGACCGGGATCAGAGCACCCTGCAGCGGGTTCACATCGTTGTTTGCCGATCCTGGCAGCTGCACACTGTTCAGGATTTTGTTCGCTGTGAAGATCAGCGCAGGGGGAACGACCAGGTGTGTCGGGCGGATCACGACGCGGTCGCCTCGGTCGTCGACGGCGTTGGTGTGACGCATGGTGGTCAGGACCGTCTCGAGGTTGGCTTCTGTGAGAGCGAGACTGGTGCTGATGTTGCTGTACGTCGACGATCCGCCTCCGATCGTGTGCGCGCCATCGAACCACGGAAGCCCATCGTAGATGAAACCGGCGTTTGGATCTGCGTTTTGCAGGTAGCTGTTATCGAAATACTCGGTGCTGCCAGCGGTCAGCGTGCCCTTTTGAAAGAGGCCGGCGAGATGATCATCCTTCTGGATGATGGCGAGCTCGCCCCACTCTCGAGCAGCAGTCACGATGGAGTCGCGTGCTTCGCTGAGACGGTTCGCTGCCAGCAGGGTCGCAGGAATGCGGATACGGCGAGAATAGCGCTTGATCGCACACTGCCAGGTCCAACCCTTGTCGAGCGTGCTGTCTTCAGGGTCGGCGCCGTCTTCGATGGGCATGAACCTGTCGACGTTCTGGAAAACGCTTCCCTTGTCGCCGTACAGCGGTGCGCCAGCATCGCCCACAGAGACGACCTCTGCGACCTGGGGATACAGTGGCGTTTCGCGCTCGTAGGTTTCGAACATCGCCGGATAACCGTCGTTTTCGATGAGTTCCTGAATCTGAGTACCTGAAATCATCAGACAACTCCTCCATAGGTGGCCATGATCAGCGACACGATGCAGCTGTTGTCGTCGAGGTCGACGTCATGGATCAGAACGTTGTCAGTGGCGCTCGCTGAGACGCTGATGGCATCGCCAGATGCTGCGATGTCGCACGACTTCAGCTGCATCGTCGTGGCGAGCGTACCCGCGCCCACATTCACGCGATAGTATGCCTGCTCGCTGACGTTGACGAGCACAGTCGCCCCACCGTCAGACGTCGGTGATGTGACCTTCTCGACAGCGACACCCACAGTCGAATCTGAGAGCGTGTTCACGTCTCGATAGTAGTTTCCTGCAGCCTTGATCGTGTCACCGACCTCGATATCTGCAGACGCTGCAGCCAGCGGTAGACGGACCAGCACGCGGTCGCCATACGCATAGTCGAACCCTTTAGCCATGTGTGGCCTCCTGCTCGGTGTTTAGTCTCGCAGGGTCGACGCCGACTATCGGCTGCGCTCCATGCGAGGCTTCCATACTCGATTGTAATAGTTGCGTGCATCGCTGTACCCGTAGCGCTCTGCCTCTCGGATACACTCTGCAGGTATTTTGTCCTCTCCGATCTTGCCGGTCCTGGGTGGGATACCGCCAGTCGGAGTGTTCTGTGAGACAACATTCTCGAGCCTGCTGATCTGCTCTGCGACCAGGTCGGGTGCGAGGCCAGCTGGCACCAGTGAGCGGAACGTCTCTGGCAGTGCTGCCAGTCGCTGCTCGTTGCTCTGCGTGACGCGCTCGAGGCGAGAGGTCTCGGCTGCCTGGAATGCGGCCAGCTGCTCTCGAGCAGACTCGAGCTCGGTGCTGGCTGTCTGGTACAGCTGCTCGAATTCGCCTCGTCTCTTTGCGTCCGCTTCTTTCTGCTGGCGCTGCTCCGCTTCCCATGTCGAGAGACGCTGCTCGAGCTCCTGGCGTTTCTTTCGCTCCGCCGCGAGCGCCTGCTGCAGACCTCGAGACTGGCTGCCATCTGGCGCCTCGCTGGTGGTCTGCTCTGATGACGGGGTATCTGATGGCTCACTCACAGCGCCCTCCTCTTTTCGCCCGATTAAGACCGGCGTCGTCTGAGGGTAGTTATCCACAGGTTATTGATAACTCCGGTATAGCATAGAATGTGTTGACGCAACAACACAGAGGTAACCAATGACCGTCGAGATCATAGAGACAGTGGGCGCATGGATGGTGGTCGACAAGTCTCAGCCAGGATGGACACTGCTCGAGCAGCATGGCCAGCGCCATCTCGCAGAAGCAGCGCTCGAGCGCTACCAGACGCAGACCAGCGAGGCCATCGCCTGCGACAGTGCAGACGAGCTCGCAGAGACCCTGGTGGGGAATGTGGCCATCGTCGGAGGCCGGATCGGTCAGATGACCGACCTCGAGCAGCTGGCAGACCTCGCTCGTCTCGAGCAGGATGGTCTCGGTCGACGTACCATCCTGACAGCCATCGAGAGACGCTGTCGGGTACTGCAGCGACAGTGATCAGCGCTGCTCTCGCTCGTATCTGGCGAGCTCTCGACGAGCCCATGCGCGACCAGGTGTCCCACCCCACAGCCCCCAGGCCTGTGCAGCTTTGCTGGTGCTGTCCTGTCGGGCCTCTGCGCTTCCTGGGCTGGCGCCATGTCGTGCAAAAAATGACACCATTCGCCGGATGACGTCTATCGAGACGGGCTCTCTCGCTGCCAGCTGGCGCGCACGTGCCAGCCCCACTGCAGTCCCTCCTCGACGAGAGGGTGCCAGGGTCTCTCGGATGTCGAGCGCTCGCTGCGCTGCTCTGGCGACTGCGCTGGGTGGTGTGCTGCTTTTCCAGGGCATCAGCCCCTCCTCGAGATGATCTCTGCGACTGAGAATGTCACAGGGGCATAGAAGCACCGACAGTTCGGATGCTGGGGGATCGTCGGGCCTCGGTGCTGGCCGTCGACGTCCAGATCATAGGTGATCCGGTGCAGCGGTCGGCATATCTCGCAGACTCTCGAGTCGAGTGTGGCCAGATACCGGACGGATCGGATGACGTCTCGATTCTCTCGATAGGTGGCCTGTGCTGCCTCGTTGCTGACACGCTGTATCTCAGTGCGGACGATGCGAGCGATAGAGCGTCGATGCTGACCGACCTTGTCGAGCGCTGCAGCCACCAGTCGAGTCGCATCTGGTATCGAGGCGCCTCGGTCGATGCTGATGGCCAGCGCAGCGTCGATGGTGCGCAGCGTCGGAGCAGCAGACGCATCGAGACGGGCTGCCCACAGCTGGCCAGCAGTGGGATTCTGGATCAGCGTCCTGATGTCCACAGATGGCGAGCGGGCTGTGATCCCTCGAGGCAGACCAGCGCTGAGGTTGCGCACCGATGTCCTGATCTCTGTGCTCGCTGCAGTCTGTAGTCTGGTCTGCAGTGTGGCTCGCACATCGACCGACAGTCTCTCGTAGAGTCGACGCAGTCTGACCCTGTCTCGACCTGCCTGCGCTGCCTGGGCTGGTGTCAGCGGTGCACCTGTGGCCAGCTGGCGCTCGATGCTCTGCAGACGCTCGACGATGCGTCTGGTGCGCTTGCTATAGACAGCCATGATCTCTCGGATGGCGCTGTTTTCATAGCCGATCAGCCAGCGTCGGTGCGCCAGTGTGTCTGCCACCAGACTCATCGACGAGATGACCTGGTCGAGCGTGGATGGTCAGCAGGCAGCAGGTCATCGTCGGTCGTATACTTCGGATTCCTGGGTGCACCAGTCCGCAGCAGTGTCAGGAAAGCGTTGACCCTGGCGAGCGCCCACTGGTCTCGAGAGCGCACTGCTGGGCTGTGACTCGTCGAGAATGCACCAGACCCTCGACGAGACACCGCCTTCAGCAGCGACAGGGTCGCTCGCCTCGACGGGTCAGCACCATAGCTCTCGTTGTGTTCCCTGACCTTGTCTCGGAGTGTGCTGGTGGTCGCTGCGCTGAATGTGATCCCTCGACCAGTGCTGGCGCTTCCTGGTTCGTTCCGACGACTGCCCCTCCGACGCTCGCTGCGCCTCGCTGGTGTGTCGCTCTTTGGCGCCTTTCCCTGATGCTTAGGCATCGTCGGTCTCGTCGTAA